ACCTCATTACCACGCTATCATCTTTGGGATGCCTTCGTGCTATCACGGTAGGACGCGGCATTATCGATTTAAAGCCGGACTCAACTGTTGTAATACATGCGACGATGTCGCACGATGCTGGCAATATGGAGGTGTCGATCTGGGTCAAGTGGAACGAGCTAGCGCCGCTTATGTTTGCGGATATGTTACAAAAAAGCTTACCGACCCAGACGATTTCAGACTTGGTGGAAGACATCCTGAGTTCTCGCGCGTCTCGAAGCAGAATGGGGGTTTAGGTGCTGGCTATATTCCGGAAATCGCCTCCAAACTCTTGGAGCTACCCCCTAAGGTGTTGGCAGCAATGCCAGACGTGCCTAACTCCCTGCGGCATCAAGGAAAGCCCTGGCCTTTGGGCCGCTACCTTACGCGCAAGCTCCGAGAGCATATCGGCCGGCCGGCCGATGCTCCGCTATCTGTTATCGAGGATAAAAAAAGGGAGGTGCAAGTTCTGCGGCAATACGCGGAAGAAAATATCTCGCGTCATATCACGTTCTCGCAAGTATATAAAAGCCTATGTCTCGAAATAAACGCTCCGGCGTTTAACGTGCTCGCTAATAAACAGCAATATAGAAAGCATCGGTATTCGCTATGAAAAGGCATAAACATGGACTCTCTTCGACTTTTCTCGCGTCAATGGATCTTGGCGAGATTATTCCAATCAACCTTGTCGAAATACTACCTGGGGACACACTTCAAAAAGCAACCTCTGCGCTTATTCGCTGTTCTCCTTTGTTGGCCCCCGTTATGCATAAGGTCAACGTGGATATCTATGATTTCTTTGTTCCTAATCGTCTCGTCTGGGATGACTGGGAGGACTTTATTACCGGCGGTGAAGACGGCGAGGACGCTTCTGTATTCCCTACTATCACTACGCCTGCTTCTACTGGCTTCGCTGTCGGCTCTCTCGCTGACTATTTGGGGGTCCCTCCTGGGGTGGCTTCTCGGCAGGTTTCCGCTCTCCCATTTCGCGGGTATGCTTTAATTTTTAACGAATGGTTCCGCGATCAGGATCTGGTCACGCCCTTGGTTATCGACACGACCTCCGGCGACGATACGACTACGTCGGTGGCTCTTCAAAACGCGGCATGGCCGAAGGACTATTTTACGTCTGCTAGGCCCTGGGAGGCTAAGGGTCCGGAGATTACTATCCCGCTTGGCACGACGGCTCCTGTCGTTACTGCAGGCTCTGGTAACGCGATGTTGCTTCGCAGGGCTGATACCAGTGCTCTCCTTCCTTCGGCCACTGCTCTCGGCTCTAACGCGTCGTCTCAGCTTCAAAACCAGGCGGCTGTGCTTTCTAAGCTAGATCCGAACGGAACACTCAATGCCGACCTGAGCGGCGTTAGCGGCATTACTCTTACTGCGCTCCGCGAGGCGGCTGCGCTTCAACGCATGCAGGAGGCTCGTGCTCGTTATGGATCAAGATATTCTGAGTATCTCCGTTACATGGGGATCAGGTATTCGGACGCTCGTCTACAACGGCCCGAATTTCTCGGGGGTGGGCGAGATGTTATCCAGTTTTCTGAAGTACTCCAGACAGGACCCGGGGATGACCCTGTCGGTGACCTTAAGGGCCATGGCATCACCGGAATGCGGTCCAGACGCTGGCGCCGGACATTCGAAGAACATGGCTTCATGTTCACCTTCCTCGTCGTTCGGCCCAAGTCAATTTACGCCGATGGCTTGGAACGCCCTTGGAATAGGCGCTTCAAGGAAGACTATTGGCAGCCAGAGCTGCAATTTATCGGACAACAAGCCATCCTCAATAAAGAGGTAGACTTCTCCCATGCTACCCCCGAGGGTGTATTTGGCTATCAGGATCGGTATGACGATTATCGGTCTGCTTGGTCGCGTATCGCAGGGGACTTCCGGACGACGCTCGATTTCTGGCATTTCGCGCGTATATTCGGTTCGTCTCCTGCGCTTAATGAGACGTTTATTAAATGCGTGCCTTCCGAAGAGCCTTTCGCGGTACCTTCCGAAGACGTTCTCTACGTCACAGCTAATCACAGTATTCAAGCGCGCCGTCTGGTGGTTCCAGTTGGCAAGTCTATGCTATTCTAAGTATCTGGAAATAGAGGCTGATATGGCTAGTCGCAATGGACCGTTGTTTAAAGGCCCTTCCTTCGAGGAAATGTTGGAACAGGCTGTAAAAGATCACAATGACCGGATTGTTTCTAACAATCCGAAGACTTACTTCTCGGAACCATCTCAACACGACATACTTTATCGTGCCGACCTCGATCGCAATCAAACCCTTTTCTTTCCTGACGGCGTTCCTGTCGAGCCGTCTCTTGGTATGCCCGAACCGGAGGACATTGCGGATCGGATTCGTCGGCAAATTCAGGGCAAGGAAATGGCTCGTTTGGCCGCTGACCTCGGGGTCGATAGCTTCGAAGAAGCTAACGACTTCGAGGTCGAGGAAGGCCAAGACTTGTGTCCATATTCAGGACACGAATATTCCGAGCAAGATGAACAGAACGATAGTGTTGCTTACGCTAACCTTGTAAAACAAAAAGAAGAAAAAGAAATACTTGACGCTAAGGAAGCGAAGCGTCAAGAATACTTGGAACTAAAAACGCATTTCGAATCGACAAACCCCCCGGTTCCGCAACCCTCACCGGGGGAGAGCGCGGACAAAAAATAGTCCGCTGCTCGTAGACACTTGTGCAGGCCTGGCCTGCACAAGTGTCTACTCTTTCTCATAGCTTGTTCAAAAGCTTTCCTCCTTTCATAGCGCTAGGTCTCGCTAGACCTAGCGCTCCCTCAGTAAGAACATGTTCTGTTGGAGCCTGCCCCTTACAAAGTGGGGGCAGGCTCCGGCAGGGCATGTTCTGTTGGTGGGACCCCTCCTATGTTCTCTTCACAAAAACAAGCGCGGTAGCGCTGGCACGCCCTTCTTGGCGTGCAAATACGGCTTAGGAGACTACAGGCTCCTAAGCCCCAAACTCGATCAGAGTTGACAGCAGAGTGATCTTACTTGATGATCACTCTGCTAACTGATACCGAGGAAAGCCACATGGCTAAGAGTCGAGGGCGTGATGTTTCAATCACTAGGGGTACCCTGCCCCTCAATACAACTCGATATGTGGCAGTCAATCCTCTCGGTATCTCCAACCCGTCGCCGATCGTCATTGCAAGTGCAACTCGATCGTATGTCGGTCCGCGGGACGCCTACGACATTACGCCACAATCAACGCCAGCTAATCGCCTGGCTAAGACTGCGACGGGAAACAATCTCCACCGGCCGCACCCGATATCCAAGAAGTTCAAGGTCTGCAAAAATCGTAGTATTCGGAAGGAGGTCCTTTTTGCTACTGGCTATGGCGGCCGGAATAACATGAAAACCGCAAGGTTTACTAAAAATTCAAAGGTTAGATGCAAATGAGCGTTCTAGAAGCCGCAGGAAATCTTTTGGGTAATGTCGCCTCCGGGATCACGGGGGCGATCAGCGCAAAGAGCGCTGCCAAGAAGCAATATCGACAACAAAAGGAGTTCGCGCAAAATGGCATCCAGTGGAAAGTCGCTGACGCGAAGGCGGCTGGGATTCATCCCCTTTACGCATTGGGTGCGAATACCACTTCATACGCGCCTGTTGCTGTCGGCAACACTAATCCACTCTCCGGTCTTGCTAACGCAGGACAGGATCTTTCTCGCGCGGTGGACGCTACTCGTCCTGCGAGCGCAAAGGTGGATGCGATTACGGCGACTCAACAAGCCCTCGCAACTGAGAGGATGGGGCTAGAAAATGAGCTATTACGCTCACAGATTGCAAAGAGTAGAACGCAATCTAACCCGCCTATGCCAACAGCAGGCGATAGAATGCTTGTCGAAGGACAAGGAAATTCGCCGCTTGTTAAAACGTCGCCTATGGCCCGACAGTCTTCCGGTACTGCACCGTCTCAGGAAGCGGGTGCAGTCTCGGAGATGGGCTATTTACGAACGCCTACAGGTTGGGCGCCAGTGCAGTCAAAGGACGCTAAGGATCGTACAGAGGATGACATTGCTGCGGAGCTCACTTGGGCTATCCGTAATAGATTGCTGCCTTCGGTGGGAGTTCAGCAGCAACCACCTGCGGACGTTAAGCTCGGACCCAATGAATTTTGGAAGTGGAATCCTCTCAAACAGGAGTATTACATAAAACGTCGTAGCAATAGTCGCTGGATGACTGGCGGCTTTAACGCAAGGGATAACTAGTTATGGCATTTCGTCGTAAAGGAAAGCGCCGCAAGGGCGGTAAGCGTAAGTTCAACCATAGTCGCGGGCGCGGCGCGCCGCTTCGCATCGGCTTCCGCCTCTAGGGGTTCCATGGGCCTTTGTCAGAACCCTACATTTATTAAAGGCATGATCTTGCCCTGTGGGCAGTGCATGCCGTGTCGCCTCCAACGGAAACGTGTGTGGACTCACCGCGTGATGTTGGAGGCTTCACTTACTAGTCATTCCGCTTTCGTCACGCTTACGTATGATGAACAGCATGTACCTCCGGGGGGTTCTCTCGATCCAGATCATCTAAGGTTATTTTGGATGCGATTAAGAAAACAACAGGCGCAATATGGACGAAAGCTTCGCTATTTCGCAAACGGTGAGTATGGAAGCGACTCTCAGCGACCTCAGTACCACGCTATCATCTTTGGGATGCCTTCGTGCTATCACGGTAGGACGCGGCATTATCAATTTAAAGCCG